CTCAAACATCAACTAACAAAAATAAATTAAAACTACCTTTTGTACGAAGAACGGAATACGTAATGCCAACATGTCCCAAAAAGAAATTGAAGGACAAGTTGCTATTTCGTATTCCAATAGGAGATAGTCCACTTGAAACAATAGTAGAAGGATTGGCTCCATGGATGGAAGTAGAATATTTTATAAGAATTGCGGGCAAAGAAGTTAGAAAAACTAAGTGGATAAGATGGCCAAAATGGTTCGAACTTAAAATATCTAAAATTATATATAATTTGAACATCATCACTAAGAGTTACTCAAGTGAAGTTAACCCAACAATGGAACAATTAATAGCTAGCAGTGATAAAGTTTTAGATGAGGATGAATTGGATGATTTATCAGAAGACACAGACTTGTATCAAGCTTATAAAATGAATAACATATGGTTTAAGAAGATCTGGTTATTATATGAAAAGTCATTGCCCGTTAAAAAACAAAATGTTTACCCAAAACCACCCTTGATTAATAAAAATAAAAGGTATACGGTGTGTAAAGATGATGGTACTGAAATTTCATTTGTGGAACGACACGTACCAATTTACTGTCAACACTGTAATGTGGAATACCAAGTATATGCAAGCAAAAAGAAACCGAAAAACACTATGAGGATATTAGCTGAGATGTTAGAAACAGAAGATGATGATGATGCATTAGGTTGCACGTTTTGTAATAGGCGATTTATGACGAAGATTACCACTATTACAGTGTTTCATAGAATGGAGGAATTTTATGCTGATACTAATTGGTGGTTGGTTGGTATGCTGGATATTTTGAAAACTGTAAATGTAGGTGATTTTTATGATGATTTGGAAAATGCAACAAAACAAACATTATTGTCACATGATATGAAGTTGGTATCCAAGTACTTTAGACTTTTATCTAAGAGGGTACTTTATTTACCTATAGAACTTAACTCTGATGCATGCATGGAATTACAAGTAGGCTATAAATTCACATCTCATGCAGTCACTTTGTTAATACAGCCCAAAAATGCGGTAGTAACATCACATTGTGTAGCGGCACTGAACATGACGTTAGATTTTGTTGATGAGCAAACCACATTGATTTTAAATTCACCAGTATTTTTACCAAAAATGAAAGACTTGAAGTATAAAAATTACCTTAATCAATTGATGAGTGGATCAGTCAAAGACACTAGAGATGTCAAGAACTGTGACACGGTTATATGTTTTGCAAACAACACTGCACCAGTTGAGTTATTACCATACAATAATAGGTATTGTATATTCTTAAAGAAAAACATGATAAGTGTAAGTCCAAATGGTGTGACTTATTGTTATGATAATACAACAGACCAGTATAAACTATTTGAGTTGCATAATCATTTAGATACAGATAGTTATAGAGCAGGTGATGACTTATTTGAATGGTTAATAGTTTTTGAAAATGATCACATTAAGATCAAAAAATTGGTTAAAGTTAAACAATTACAAGTTGATAGGTTATTTAATTCTTTTAATAATAACATTAAAATAACAGTGCCTATGCCATCAGTCTCTAGTAATCAAACAATCGGTGGTTTAACTATGGTCTATAAAGATGTTAATTTGAACATTAAATTACTAAAAGCATTGTGCATCTATAACCTAGACGGGTCAAAAAATTGGGAAGATATGATCAAATATTGTGTTGGATATATGTATAGAAAATTTGTGATTGGTAATAGAGTTATTAAAGAAAATAGAGCTAATATGACATTGATACAAGTACACGTCTTAATATGTGGTGTAACAATGGCATCATTGAATAAAAAGTTGTTGATATCTAATGAATTTAGGAGCAAAATATTTTTGTTCTCTAAATTCTTACCAGAAATGTCAAGTATCACAGAATCAATATTAGGAGTGATATTTGATTTCTTCAAAAGTAAAATACAAAACATTAATATTGTTAATCAATTACTAAATGTTAATAATGTGCAAACTCTGTTATCATGGTCAAATATGTTGAGAGATGTAGTTGGTAACTACAACATAACAGATAGAGTTAAAAGATTGACAATGTTAAAAGACGATACAATGGAAAGTATCGGAAAGTCAGAAGATAACAGTGTAAGATGCTATCATCATTTATCTTGTATTAACCATACATATGCAAGTTTAAATAAGCATCAGTGTGTATGTTGTGGCTATTATTTAGCCGATGAATTAAATTCAAAGTGTAAATGTTGTTTGCCAAAGTTGAATCAAAAAGGAAAGAAAGAAGTGAGTGTGATTACAAAGAAGCATAAGGAAGTAATCAATAAAATGTTAGATAAAACAGATAACTTTATAGATTTAACTAGCTTGACAAACCTAGATAAAACCCCAACAGTGACGACAAGCATGATTATAGAAACATTAGGTAAAAGAGCGCGTGATTATGCGAACTTATACAATAGAGGTGCTAATATAATAAATACTGATAATGCTAATTTATTCTACCTACCTTTTTGCCCTAGAGGTGAATATATAGTGCCAAACAATTGTGTGACCATCAGTAATATCAAAAGTGATTACAAAACGACGGGAAGCAAAAATTGCACCATGGACGTCTTGAACCATGTGTTCGCATTAGGGTTGACAGAGGGTGACATGATATCAATCTTGAACAAAGAAGCAAGTGATACAGTCATATCAGATTTGGCTACTTTGTGTGATCATAACAACATAAATTTGATAATAATAACTAAAGAGAAAATGATAATACACCATTATAATGAAGATGATTATTACAAAATTATAATTCATGGATCTTACAACAGTCAAAAAGTGATTGACCATTGGTACACGGCAGATGTGAAATTTACTGAAGTACCACTGCTACCGTACAATGACAGCACAAATATGCTACACATGACAAATTATATGCAAATATTACAATCACATTATGAACAGGAGATGTTGACGCGTGAAATAGCTACTGTTGGTGTGCACTCAGTTAAAGTGTTAAATGTAGACAATAAACATTACCAAATATACAACAATAAGGATAAAATTAATGATATTAGGAATGGTAAATATTGTTATTTAGTACCTATTGAGCTAACGAGCATGTTTCTCAAGTTGTCAAGTTTAGGCAAAGAAGAACCAGTGGACATCGTTTATGATAAAAGTGTTGGAATTGGAGACTATGATACATATAAAAAACAATATATAGCAGAAATAATACACATGATGATGAAGACAATAAGTCCAAAAAATATAATTACAGGGTTGGGATTGACGATAAGAATTAAACCAATGAGAACTAATGACTTGCTACAATTTAAATTAGATAGCTCAAAATTAAAATCACTAGATTTCATTGCTGTAAGCACAAAAGATGGATTCGTACCATATCAAGTGTATAAGCTAAATAATGTGTTTTATACTAATTATTATGTGCCAAATAATACTAAGAAGATAATGATACGCTTAGTGAAGATGTCATACGGTTCTCAATATAGAGAATTGAAGAATGCATTAGATGCATCTTACAGTAAGTCAGAATTAGAAAATCTATTGCTGACTGCTAGAGCTGTTATAGGTCCGCCTGGCTCGGGTAAAACATATAGATTATTACATGATTATAAAGAAATTAAGGAGTCCAAGTTGGTAGTAACAATGACAAGTGCTGCTAGAAATGCTATAATAAAGCAAGCTAAGAGAATTAAAATTAAAACAACTGTTAAGACAATAGAACAAGCTTTAATAGATAGAGATGTAACACACACTATGTTAATTGATGAAGGAAGTCAACTTGATTGGGTTAAAGTAGCAATAATAGCTAGCTTGTGTAAGGTTAAAAAGTTACTCTTGTACGGAGATTCCGATCAAGTATCATATATAGATATGTCCACAATAAGTGGCATAAGATCAATTGAAAATGTATTAGATTTGATCGACAACAAAAATATTGAAAGATTAACTAAAACCAGAAGATATGGAAGTGAAGTATGTGGTATACTTAAAGATCTGGGAGTAAATGTAGAACCTTATGATCAAAAAATGAAAACTAGTGTAATTTTTAAAGCCATGAGTACTTATGATGAAGAAGTTGTTATAGAACAAGTTATTTCCAACAACATTGATGTAGTGTTAACATTCTACAGTGATGTTCACGCAGATCTGATAGATCTATTTAACAATAAAAACATCACAATACCTGTTTTTAAGGTGCATGGTTACCAAGGTAATGAAGCTAACAATGTTTTGGTAGTGCAATATTCTAAATCATACTGGGGTATATGTGGTAGTAGACCATATATAGTATCAGCTGTGACAAGATGTAAAAATAAACTTGTATGGCTGTATATAAATGATATACAAGCGACCAAAATTTCTGAGACGATGGCTTATGGAAGATGCAATACAATTAAGAGAGTAGATAAGAATAGTAGTAATTATTGGGTCAAAAGAACTGAATTAAAGTATAACATTAGGGACATTACAAGATTAAGTGACATTAAAGTCACAAATCTAGATGACGGATCAGTCAAATTCAGTAACTCGAAATTTTCAATGATAATAGACCAAAATGATAATATCGTGGAGATGAAGAACACTATACCAAGCAGACTAATGGATGTATTATTAGGTTATGAAACAATATTCACTGGGTACTCAACGTTTTGGTTTTCAATAATGACAATCTTAGATAGATCAATAACAAATAGTTGGTTCTTTGAAGTACCAATGGGACTTATGAGAGTGTATAAAACTATAGGATGTTCAATTGGAGCAGGTTCAGTGATTGAAATAAATGGTGATATAGTGGCACGAACAAGTTCAGACTATTATTCAACCACAGTTGCAGTAAATGCTAATTGTCATATATTAATTACCGCAATGTTAATTAAACTTAGTAAAGGAGAACGTGTTAATCATAGTATAGATTTGATGCATGAAGTTAACTTCAAATACTGGTTAAACATTCTAGAGCGACAGACATTTAGATGTTGTATTAAAAATAGGAGTGATTTAAAGTCTAAACTATACTTTGATAACATTAGGGCAAGTTACTATAAAACTTATGGTAAACCACTTGTAAGTAAGTGGAAACCAGCAAGTAGTGTAGGTGAGGCTTACTACTTACGTGGTGTAGGTTATCAAAAATTTTTACTACAAACTGCAAATATAAAATATCAAAGACATACTCACAATATAACTATCACAGATCTTAACGTTATGACACATTATTTATTAATTAAAAAGACTACTATAAGCACAATGCAGTACACTAAGAATTATATCGGAACCATTGGTGGTATGGCTATGGAGATTGAAGATCACATAGCAAATAATACATCAGTTGGTATACATTATAAGAGAACATTAGCAACAATGGCAATGAAGCAAATTGAGTCAACCAGTGAAGTTTTATGGTTATCTACAAGCACGTATGATTCTTATAAGAAATTCATTTTAGATGAAAAGCCAAGAATAAAAATATCAACGACAGCTATTACTAGCTTATCACCTGCATTGTTAGAAGTCGTAGAAAATATATTAGGTGCAAGACTGTGCAAAGCAGATAAGAAAGTGTATTATGGAGGATGTATGCCACACGTTAATATATTGAATGATGATTATACACCAAAATTAGCTTGGAATAGAACAAATAATGCAGATTTTAATCTAATGTTTGATCAGTCAATCAAAATAAGTCAAAAATTATTAAGAGACTTTAATAGTGTTAAGAAAAGTGATGTGAGTATTAAAGTTTACAGCTATAATGAATTAAAAGATGACTTATATTTAGGTGTAAAAGGCTGTTCATATGATGCAGAAGGTATTAAGAATATACTGTTAAATAGCGAATCAGTATATGTTATAGTGCCAATTAAACCAGATGATAGCTCTTTGTTTTATAGTGTGACAAATAAATCATTGAAGTGGTTAATACCAGAAATGAACTTTGCAATCACGTTACCAGATTGGTATAAAGATTGGTTGACAGACAAAGAATTATTTGAGTATAGTATGGTTGATAATGTTTGTGACTGCCTATTATTAAGAATAAATAAAAAATTAGAGCGCACTGATGTGATAAAATCATACAATATAGTGCCAAGGATGTTACAAACTACGAATAGTTTTACAATACAAGCCTATGTTATAGAATTGAATATGTTAGAATTAATTAAGACTAATAAATTAATTAAACTTGAAACTTTCAAGATTAACAAGAAATTGTACAATATGTTTAGATTGAAGCTAGCATCCGGTTATGACACTTTGAATGATTTGTTAGGCTATGCAAAATCATTAGCAAGTACATACAGTACAAATGTCACAGGACCTGAAGTGATAAGAGAAACACCAATAGAAGAATATGTTGGAAGTGCTTACGTAGCATATGATCATCACCACAACTTATCGTCGTTAGTTGGGAATTTGAGAGAATTGTTAAAATTGGTAGTTGATGCTCAAGATATGTTTAAGATAAATGCTAGAGAAATAATAACAACTATCATGAAACTTTTGGGAATGGCTAATGACATAGTTGACAAAACTATTGATTTTATTTTTAAAAATTTGTTTAGATACGAACTAGATACTAATTTGATTAGAACAACATCAAAAATAACATCAAGCAAAACAATATGGGTGCTTAAAAGTATCAAAGACATTAAAAACACCACAGCAGGAGATGATAGGAAGGATCAGAATAGAGATGATGATGATAAAAGTAAAAAGAATGATGATAGCAGTAGTGATGAAAGCGATAGTGACGATGATTACAAGGATGAAAATAAAATAGTAGATCAAATGCTAACTGCTAAAAATGACACACAAAAAGAGACTGAACAAGCAGATGAGGAATTTAAAGAATATTTAGACATAGAGGATGATATTAATAGTGATGCAATAATTTGGAGTAGTGATAATAATGACCTCAATCTAAAGGCAAAAACAAAATATATAGACAAATTACATTACAAGGAAATGTTTAAACAACAAAAGAAAAGCAAAAATGAGAATATGCAAGATATTAAAGTTGAAGATAGTAAAATTCAAATGATTAATGATGTGAAAGATACTAAATTAACTAATAATATAGGTAACACTATTAATATTGAGACAGATACGATCAGATCACAACCACTAGATGACACCAAGAGTAATAGCTTAGCAATTGTGAATGGCACTAGTAAACTTGATATTGAAGATGAGGAGTTAATAGATAAACTATTAGCTGTACAAGAAAGAAATGAATTTGATGTGGATTTGCCAATGGTCGAAATTAGTGATGATAAAATTTTAGATGTAAACAACAAAGATGATAACAAAAAAGAAACCACTATTATGCCTAAAGAAGGTGAACCGAAATCTAACGAACCAACAATTAACACACGTATATTAACAGAATTAAGTAAATTTAAGGACGTGATTAAAACGAATTTTATCTTTGACAACTCGATCACCTGTGGTAACATTATAACGTATGGACAAACATTCTCATTGATAGGTCAAATAATATCAGGTAGACCAATGCTGCAGTTGACATTCCCAACTAATTACTACAAAGAATACACATGGTCGCAACTTACTTTATGTGCTTTATTGACAAAAAAGGGTTTTGGATTAGTACCAGGAAAGTGTAAAGATGTTATGAAACGTATAATAGGATCACTAGAGACTAGTGCAATAAATTCAATACCATTATTAGATGTTGACAAAAGTTGGTGGGCAATGTATGATCAAAAATTGGATGAATTATACATTTGTTATGTTAAAAATTCCTCTAGAAATAAATATGTGTATTTCATAAGTACGAGACAACATAAATTGATATTAGACACAGATGTATCTTTTAATTTAGTAGGTAGACATATTAAAATCACTACAACTTATGTATTAACTAATTGTACAACAAATCAAATGACGACAGTAGTTGCAACATTGGGTTATGGGGATTTACTGTGGACGCCAATAAAATATATTGATTCCATTAAATTTAATGGAGATTGGCTTAAGGAAATATCAAATTTCAGTAAGACAGGTACCAAAAATATGTGGGACGGAAAAGAATTAAAACCAAATAAGGATGAATTGCAATATGTCTTCTATGCTACAGAATCAAAACAGTTGCAACTACGTGAGGATATTATTAAATGGAAAAAGAAACAAATAATATCAACACCAAAAACCAATGACCTATTAAAGATTAAGAATGCTGTTGACCTACCAATTATGTTAATATCTAACATGCTAGACGTTAAAGCTGAATTAATCGGCAATGTCTGTGATATTGTGACAGTCAAAATTGAGTTACTTCAGTTAAAAAATATAAACCAATTCTACCACATAATTACAGTGAGGCAAGAGTTTGAACTTAAAAATGAAGTAGAGTTCGTATGGGCCGATGCGGACAAGGAAATGTGGACATATGATCCAAAAACAGCAAAGATAACTGACATAACCTCACTTAAAAACGCAGACATATCTTACGTTAATTATGAGACGGAATATAATGGTAAGAGTATAATAATAGCAGAAAAGATAGTGCCAAGAGATCCAAATAAATATATTAATCTGTATGATGTGTTGCATTTATCCACGAATAAAAAGGCTATGATGAAGTTGTTAAAGTTAGCATACACACAAACAATAAACAAATCTTTACCTAACTACTCCAAGTCATTAACAAAACTTGATGAAGGAATAGTTTTAATTAGTGATTATAAAATGTTGTACAGATTAATTTTAATTATAGATGATGATAATATGGAAGAGACTATTAAATTTTTAATAAACCATCATGTGAAAGATTATGAACTTAAATTTGAAAGTAACTTAGCAGTTGAATTAGTTAATAATTTACAGATACCAATCACTCATACAACTAATGAGGGTGTAACTCTTGAAAGCATTCCAATTAGGTTAGTTAAGGATGAGAGTCATGCAAAAGCGAAAGTAACTTGTGATGATGTTACTAATGTGATTTTGAGTAAGAAATTAACTTTTAAAAATGATGACAAAAATGCAAGGTTTGTTGCCTTTTACAGGACTATGATGAATGAAAAGGTAAATGCATGTTTGGGCACGCTTTTATGTGATTGTGTTGGTGAATTTAATGGTATGAAACAATTCATACTTAAAAATTTAATGACCAGAGAGATTGTTAGTTTGTCAAACATAAAAATGCCAGCTCAGAGATTCATAATACAGCGTAGAGCTACATTAGTCGATATGAAAGAAGTGCACAATCCAATGGTGACAGAAAGATGTTTCCAACTATGTATGGAAACTTGTAAACAACAGCCACATATAGAAATATGGAATAAACCATTACTTACACTAAACGAGTGTTTATGTTTGCTATTAAATAGTAACAATCTTATGATGTTAATTGATGATGAAGATGACGTTATTAAACATGAAAATATCAATGATAAGCGTTACATAGCTTATTACCATGGTGAGATTAATCAATCAACCAATTGTATATACATTGACCAATTATCACAATTTGGAGCAAAACACGCTAAATTGATCAAATTTAAATCTATTAAATTAACAAAATATAAACATAAAAATTTGATGGTTAAAAATGAAAATATCAATTTAAACGTGACACACAATTTATTGCTAGGAGAGGCAAGTAATAGATTGAGAGAATTTTTATCGCCTAATGTAAGAAGTAGACATTATGAAAGATGTAATGGTTATTTACCATATACTACAGTAGGTAATTTACATTTCATTGATAATACACTGATTAATAAAAACAGCGTACTTTTAATGTTAACTAAAAACGATTACACAACAGTCAAACCACACATAGAAGGTAAATTTGCAATAGTATCTTGTAACTATAAACCAACACTATTGGACCTTAACTTAAAGCATAGAGGAGATACAAAAAAGACTGTTAAGCAAACTGATAAATATTGCTTGAGTGGGATGCCAAAGATAGTTCAAAAGTTGATGAATGTTAAAGTAATAAGTGGTGTTGTAACAGCTGATGATGCAAGTAAGATCTACTATACAGGTTGGTTTGATAATATGAACCATCATTGGGTGACTTACAGTGCAGAGTTTTTATCACGAATAAAATGGGACCACTTAACGAAAGAACAAATTAATGAAGTTGTTCACACTACAAATAAAGTATGTAGAGCGGTTATTAATGACAACGTGTTTAAGTGGATAATTGATTTAAATGTGAATAAAAGTTTGTGCAAATTGTTAAACATTGAAAATAATTTGGAGTTCAAGAATATGATAGATGCACATGATGCATGTGAAAAATTAAATCTTAAGAGAGATATAATGATTGGTGAACCGTGGTTGTTACAACAAAAGAAAGTTACAGGTGTATATCTACACACATTTGATGATAAATCACTAATTGCTGTGAATGATGAGTATATGTTAGTTGACAAAACCAACATATTGAAAATTGAGATAGATGTAGTGGATAAAATCAGAATGGATGAGCAAACTAAGATCTTAGTGGTGGTATTATCTGGTGAAGGTAGATTATTTTCAATTGAAAAATTTGTGAGAAATAGTGGTGCCTTTTCAACTTTAGAGCTAATAAATTCAACAATCAGTGAAGGTTATCAATCAGATGATAAATGGAATTTATTGAAGAAAAGAGATACAAAAGGTACAGAGAGTAATGAATTAACAGACGATGAAATTAGTATGATGTGTAACGTAGAGAGTTTAAATAATAGTGAATTTTTAAATAATTATAAGCTTGGTAATTGGTTTCAAAGCAAAGCACCAAGAGAACCATTATTGCAACAAAATGCAGAAAAATTAAAAACGCTAACATTTAGTGAGGTTGGACAAGTAGACAACATGGGTACGTTAAATGCTGACTTAATATACTCAGTGGATGAATTAGATATGCAATCAATAGATTATTGGGATAATCAAGATCAAACCTTCCTAGTTAATTTATACAATAATAAATCAGCTGGTATGTTGAGACTTAAAATACATCCTAATAAAATAGCAGTAGTTAAGAAATACATGTTGACAAATTACCCAAAAATATCAAAACCAATATTTTCGAGATTAGTTTTTGATGATGTTAATGCAACAACAAAGAGGCTTTTTGCAAAGCAGTTATTTAGAAAATATGAAAATAAAAATTATTTTGAGAGAGCAGTGAGTTTATGCAATACTTATTTCAAGAGTGAGTGGAAAACTATAACGAGTAAGTGGAGAGAAGAACCTTTAGTTTTTAATGGTCAACTAACTATGGAATGGGTGAAACAAAGTAAATACTCAACTAAGATTAAGAAGGAATTAATAGCTTGGCTGACAAGGGATTTGAGTCTATTCAACCATTCAGAAGTTAAAATAACAACCAAACTAGAATCGGTATTAAAAGAAGATACATGGACTAGTGTAGCTGATCAGAAGAGTAGAATTATAGTTTGGCCTCATTATAAAGTGTCTGCTTTGATGTCACCTATTTTTAAAGAAATTAAGAAGCGTTTAAAAATATTGCTAAAAGAAAAGGTGATTTACACAGATGGTTTAACCCCGAAACAGATTGATGAATTATTAGTGTCATTTGCTCCAGGTAAGTTTTATTATGAAGCTGATCTTAAAAAGCAAGATAGGCAAACTGACAGTAATTTACTAGGTGTAGAGATGGAAATGTATAATATATTAGGTGTACATCATGAAATAGTGCAATGGTGGTCAACGACACACGGAGTTTGGAGATTCAAAACGAAAAATTTCTCAGGCTATAGGACAGCTTGCAGACAATCAGGTACACCAACGACAGCACTAGGCAATGTGATAACTAATATGCAAGTGCACGAAAAGACAGTTAGAATATTAGATAAAAATTTAATAGTGATGCTAATGCTAGGTGATGATAATTTTGGTGTTTTTAAGCATAAATTCAGCCCTAAACCTATAATGGCAGAGGGTAAAGCAAAGTTTAACATGGAAGTTGAAGTATCACTTAATGATATGGGAGGAAAATATTGTGGTATGTTAGCTTATAAAGATTACGGTGGAAAAATAAGAATAGGCCCAGATTATGTGAGAATGAAGTATAGATATGAAATAACTAATGGAGTAAGTGAAGCTACAGATGAAAATTTGATGGCTAGAAACATGTCTTATTTATCATCAATTGGTGCTACTAATGAAGCACTGCAAATAGTTGAGGAAAAGAAATTACCTATTAAATTAACAATGTGGTATAACCAACCAGCATTAATTCAATCAACGGCTTTTGTTTATAAAATAACAGAAGAAGAAGTCGTTAATCATTATTTATGCTTAATGAATATGATTAAAGAAACTAAATTATATGAGAAACAATTTATGATAATGACTAATAAATTATATTAAGAACTTGGATATATATCCAAGTTCTTAATATAATTTATTAGTCATTATCATAAATTGTTTCTCATATAATTT